TTTGTTGGGGTCGTAAGTGATTTCCATGTGTTTATTGTAGCTACAGTAAATGAATAACTCAAGTATTTTATGTAGCTACAATAAAAGATTGGAGCCTTAAGTATCCTTTGATACGCCACCGCGTTCGAGTTCGAGCGAGGTCTGCAGCCCAGCATCCGAGATGGTGTGACTAGCGCGAACAACCAGCCAGTCTGTGCCGTCGATCTCAGGCTTGAACCCGCGCACGTTCACTGAAAGCTCAGGCCGGATTTCTGGACGCCCCAGGGCCAGGCTATAGGCCATCGTGGCCTGGCCGCGCTCTACCCGCTGCAGTTCGGACTTCGCGGCCGCGCGCGCCTCGCCTTCGGTGGCGTATATCTCAGGCAGTGTCTTGAGGCCGTTCGCTGTCTCTCCGCCCACAATTACCGTGCGGCGTTTGCCTTTCTGGCCGCTGTGCCAGTAGGCGCGCACGCCCTCGTAATTGCCCCGGTCGCGCACGCTGTAACGATGTTGGTCGCCAGTGCTGCGCTCGATCGTGACGACAGGAAGTGGCTTGCCGCTAACAGTGGTGCCGGCGCCGATCGGCAGGAATAGCAGCCGGCTTTCCTTCACGGTCATGACTGCGTCGTAACGCTTCGCCAGGCGTGTGAGGAAGGCCATGTCGCTCTCATGGGTCTGGTCGATATGCGGAATCCGGACCTTGCCCAGGGTGTCCGATACGGTCGGCTTGAGCTTGTGCTTGCCTGCGATCGCGCGCACGATCGCGCCCAGGGTTTGGTCATGCCAGCTCTTTTCCTGGCGCTCGCCCATGTTCTCGGTCATCGACGCGCTGCGAGCGCGCACAGTGATTGCGTCGGGTGCGCCGGCATGCTCCACTTCGTCCACGGTGAAGGTGCCCTTGTCGACCAGGGCCTGGCCGATCCAGCCCATCGACACCGCGAGGACCGCGCCTTTCTTGGGAAGGGCCAGGCGGCCGTCGCTGTCATCCAGTACCAGGTCGAGCGCGTCGGCTTCGTCGCCTCGGCACTCGGTGATGGTCAGGCTAATGAGGATCGGCGTGATTTTCTGGCTTAGGTCCTTGCCATCCAGGGAGATGGAAAAATCAGGTGTAGGCTGCAGCACTGCGCCCCCTCAGCTGTTCGCCCATCTGGCTTTCGTCAACACGCGTCAGACCGACCGTGAAGTCGATCCGGCGCGCGCTGGTTCGGCTGTGGTCGGTCTGGCTTTCGCTCACCGCCTCGATGATGAAGGCGCCATACACCAGGCCATTGGCATCGACCAGAGCGAAGGCGCCACCGGTGTCGGCCATCATGCGCAGGTCCTCGAGGGACGACGCGTTGCCGGTGATTTCCGGGACCAGCACGCCGGTAATCGTCAACATGTCATCGCCGGGTCCGAGGTATTGGCGCGAATCCCGGGCGCCCACGCGCGAGTTGCCTCGGTGCTTCCACTGCGTCTGCCGCTGCAGCTCTTGCCAGGGCAGATTTTCCATACCAAAAACGAATTGATCCAGGGCCAGAATCATGGCTGTTTCTCCTTAATCGCTCAGGCGCGAACCATGGCGGGCCTGCTTGGAACGCTCGCGGCGGTCCAGCTCGGCCGCAACGGCGCGCGCGATCGCGTTCGCATCCATACCTGGCGCGGGGTGAATGTTGATTGAGTAGCTGGCCGCCGCACCGGCAGCAGCCGCGCCGCCGCCTGCAGCTGCTGCGGCGCCGGCAGCCGCGCCGCCACCTGGTGACGACAGCACGGTCTTACGGGCGTCGATCGGAACCTGCGTGGCCGCTGGCGCGAACGAAGTCGTCGCTACGGTTGCCAAGGCAAGGGCTGCTTTCGCCACCTGGGCCTTGCCGCCGTCAATACCAATCGCAGCACCTTCGCTGATAAAACCGCCCAGCTCGCCGAACACGCGGCTTGGGCTGTGGATCCCAAGTTTTTCCTTGAACCATGCCACCGCGTTACTACCCAAGCTCACGATTGTTTCCTTGACCGCGCCCATGCGGGACGTGATGCCGTTGACGAGGCCGTCGACCATGTTTGTGCCGAACTGCGAGAACTTCGTCGGCAGGGCACTGAACCAGACCATCACACCATCGAAAGTCGCTCGTACATTGCCCCATAGCCCAGAGAAGAATCCCGTGATCGGTTGCCAATACTTGTAGATCAGGAACGCCGCAACTCCGATTGCCGTAATCGCCAGGCCGATGGGGTTCATCAGCAGGGCGCGGCCCACGAATAGCACAGCCTTGCCGACCATGCCCAGCGCGCTGCCGGCCAGGCCCAGCACGCGCGCCATGGTCACGCCTTGGATGCCGAGCGTAACCATGCTGAAACGAAGCATGGCGAACGGCCCGAGCATGGCCGCCAGCATCAGGACCAGCGCGCCGCCGACGGTAAGAATAATCGCCAGCCCGGCGGCGGCTTTCATCAGGCCGCCTGCCAGGCGCGGATTCTCGCGTGCCCAGGCGCCAGTCTTGCCGGCCATTTCTCCCAGCCATTCCGTAGTCGCTTTCAGCTCTGGCGCGATTGACGCGCCGAATGCCACCATGGCGTTGGAGAAGGTGCCGCCGGCTGCTTCCCAAAGATTTTTGAGCGTGCCCAGTTGGTCGTTGACGCGCTCCTGCAGCGACGCCTGGGCGGCCATCTTGGCCTGTACTTCGGCGTAGCCCGCTGCGCCCTTTTCCATCAGGACCGACAGCACGCCCAATGTCTCGGCGTCGTCGCCGAAGCCTTCTTTCAGGACCGCCAAACGCTTTTGCGTGCTCAGGCCCTTGATCTTGTCCAGCTGCTTGAACATGTTGTCCAGGCCGCCGAACTCGCCCTTGCCGTCTGTGAAGTCGATCTTCATGCCTTTGCCGAGCAGCTTGTTCACGTTGCCGATTTTCTTGGCATCCATCCCCAGCTGGAAAATCTTCCGATAGGCATTGCCGGCCACCTCACCGGCCATGCCGGCCTGGTCGGCCATCACCAGCAGCGGCGCCATCGCCTTGGCGCCCTCGATGCCACGCTGCTTGATCGTGTCCATTGCCGGGGCCAGCTTGACGAAGCCGTTCAGCATGTTGCTGTCGTCAACGCCCAGGTTGAAAGACTTTTGCACCACGTCCATGAGTGACAGCATGTCGCCCTCGGCGGTCTTGGTCGCGTCCTGCAGCTTGGCCGCGAACTCGGCCGCGTCGGCCGGTCCTTTTTTGAGCTGCACGCCCAGGTATGCGGTCGCTTCGCCCATACCGCCCAGGATGGCCTTGGCCGAGATGCCCTGGCGCACCAGCATGGTCATCATGTCCTGAAAGTCGGCTGTGGTGCCTGGCAGGCTATCGCCCATCTTCAAGGCCAGGACATTGATCTTTTCGAACTCGGGAGGAACGACAGCGCCGGCCTTCATCAAGGCGCCCTTGAGCTGGGCCGCCGAATCCTCGGCCTTCGCATATTCGGTGACAGGAACAGAAAGGGCGGCGCCTGTAGCAGCGCCGGCGGCCATCATGCCGGCGCCGGTCCCGGCCATTTTCCCCGCGGTCGCCTGGGTTGCGTTCATGCGGTCGCGCGCCTCGGTCAGGCGCCGCTGGCGCGCGGTCAGTTCGGCCAGCTCGCGCTGTTGCCGCTGCATTTCCTCGGTGGTTCGCTGCATGTTCTGGCGCAGCTCGCGTTCGTGCTGGGAGAGGTTGCGCGTGTCAATGCCGGCGCCGGCCAACCTGGTGCGCAGTTGGTGGAGCTCGGCATGCTGCTGGCGGCTTTGTTGGGTGAGTCGTGCAGCCGCTTGCTTGGCCGCCTCGAAGTCACGGACCATTGCCTGGGTCGGTGGTCCGTTCGCATGCAGTGCCTGGGCCATCGCCGCCACTTTGGCGCGGGCCTGTTTCAGTTCGTCGCCGGTGGCCTTCGCACCGGTGCGCAGCTGGCGGAACGCGCCGACGTCGCGCTGCGTCCGGTCCATATCGCGCAGCCGATCGCGGGTGGCTTGGATGGCTCCGGCCGTCTGCTGGTTGGCCGAGATGATGTTGCGCAGCGGCCTGGTGACACGGTCCACCATGCCGAACAGGACTTGTAGGTTGAGTTCGTTCGCCATTACTCGCTTTCGTTACTCCATCGGACTCGCGCGCGCTCGCGCCAGTCCATCAGTTCAGCCAGGGAAAAACCGTCCATCGCCTGGGGTGTCCAGTGGAATACCAGGGCGATGTCGGCCATCGCGTCTTCTACTCGGCTGGGAAGCCCATGCTCACTTTCTGCGCCCTCGGCAGCAAAAAACCGGCGAACACACCTCCGAACTGCATCAGGTCGGCAGGGTCGAGACGTGCAACGTCGGCTTCGGTCAGGGTTGGGGTGGAGATACGAGGCAGCACTTTTTGCAAGGCGTCGTAGTCCAGATTCGCCAGGGCGTTGAGCGAGGTCCCGCGCAGCTCGCCGGCTTGCGGCTTGCGCAGTGTCACGTGCTCGATCTTCTGGGTGCCGCGTTCGACCGGGGTGTCCAGGGTGATGGTGTTGGGTGGCAGGGCGGTGGTGGTCGCGTCGTTCTTTTCGATGTTCATGGGGTTCTCGCAATATGAAGGGAAGGGGCCGCTCGAGCGAGTCGAGCGGCCGGGGGATTACAGGCCGATGGCCTGGCGCAGCTTCTGCTGGGTGTCGGTGCCGTTCACCTTCTCGACCATGCCGAGGAAGTCGATTTCGATCACGTCCTGGCCGTTGATCGACAGCTTGTAGTAGCTGATTTCGGTGACGATCTTCATGCTGGTGTCTTCGCCGGCCTTGGCGGTGCCCATGTCGATCTCGCTATGGCAACCGCGCACGACGACTTCCACCGCATCGACGTTGTTCGAATCAGACGCCTGGTAGCCGCCGGCGAAGCGCAGCTGCACGCCGTTATGCGTGGTGACGCCCCACTGGTCGAGAACCGCGCGCATCAGGCCGCCGACCGTCCATTCCATGGTCAGGGCTTCGGTACCGTTGCTCCACTTGATGGGGCCTTGCATGCCGCTGCCGCGCCATTCTTCCATCTTGCGGGTGAGCTTCGGCAGCACGATCTCGTCGACCTCGCCTTGGTAGCTGTTGCCGTCGCCGAACAAATTAAAGTTCTTGAGTTTTTTGGGCATGCCCATGGTTTCTTACTCCTAGTTGGGGATGGGTCAGGCTGCCGCCACGCTGGCGGCAAAGTCCATCAGGTAGCGGTCGGTGATGCGCTGGCGAAGCATCAGGTTTTCCAGCGGCGGTACCGGTGTGTAGTCGTAGTCGATCGTCAGCTTGCCGGCCTTGAGCGTGTCGGGCGTGTTGGCCGAGGAATCGAGCCATGCTTCCGCACCGATCAAATAGCCACCGTTGATCAGTTCGCGGAACTTGGCATTCAGGCTGGCCAGGATGTCGCGCACCAGTGAGGGGTGCATGCCCTTGTCGGTCGCCCACATCTGCGCTTCGGCCATCGTGTCGGCCAGGACCTGGGCGGTGCGGGTATAGCTTTCGAAGGCGAACAACGGATCATCCGAACAGGTGCGGCTGCCCCAAAAGCGGAAACCGTTCGATCGGATCAGGGTGGTGACGTCCTGTTCATTCAGGTAGCCGGCATCTGTAGCAGGGTCCTGCAGGTCCCAGAACACAGGCTTTGAAATACCGGTCGGGCCGTTGACCGTGACGTTCGACAGGGTTTTGTGCCAGCCGGTTTCCTGGTCGATCTTGGCGCGCAGGCCCAGGGCAAAGGCCACGGCCGGGATTTCCATGTCCTTGCTCGTCACAGTGTCCCAGGCGACGAAGTTCGGCCAGATCACCATGACCTCACGCTGCCCGAAGTTAGCGCGGTAGGCGGTCGCTTCTTCCTTGGTCGCGCAGCCGTAGCCGGCAACGTAGGCGAAGCCGCGCAGCTTTTGCGCGGCCGCGGCCAGGGCAGTAGCGACCGCTTCGTTGTCCAGCCCGGGCGCGCCGAGAATGCGCGGCTTGACGCCGAACGCGGACTGGGCGGCGAACAGTGCTTCGATGCCGGTCTTCTGGCCGTCAGCGGTCACGCCGCCGATCACGTTGGTGGTGGTTGCCGCGGTGTCCTGGCCTTCGGCCACGCGCACTACGATCATCACTGGCTTGGTCTGCAGGGCGATCGCTTTCAGGGCAGCGGCCAGGGTTCCTTTCGTGCCCGCCTTGCCGGCGGCCGCCGCGATGTTGGTCACGAGGACAGGTTTGTTCAGGGGGAAGGCGGCGGCGTCGGCGTCTTCCGCAGTAGCGACAAGGCCAACAATGGCCGTCGAGATAGTGCGGATTGGGCGCGAGCCGTCGTTGACTTCAGATACGCGTACGCCGTGGTGATAGTCCGTTGGCATGTGGTGCTCCATGTTGGGGGAAATGAGTTGCGGCAATTGCCGCCTGGCATCGAAAACAGATGTTGGCGACAGGATGCCCCGCGCGCGCGGGCGCTGCATCTATGAGAGGTTGTACGGGCGGCCCGTACAACAAAAAGGCCGGCACCCATTGCTGGATGCCGGCCAGGTGAGCGTGTGCAGGGAGTTAGCCGGCAGTCTTACGGTCCATCACGGCGAGTACATCAGGGTTCGCCTCGAGGAAGCGGGCCAGCTTCTCGATCGGGTCTTCTTCCGGTGCGCGCTGCTGCGCATCGGTGGATCCGGACATGGTCCATTCGACGGTGTTCCAGCGCGGCCAGGCGCCCGCTGGCCAGGTATCGCGTGGAGGCGGCGCTGTCTCGGTGGTGCGCGCCGGCATGAGATACACGCCTTTCTCGAGCGGGCTTTCATCGGCCACGGTTTCACCCAGGAAGCGCCCGGCGACGTCGAACTGATAAACGATTTTCACGGTGCTTTCTCCTCAATACTTGATGCAGGCCAGCAGGGCCACATTGCGCGGCCGCGCCTCGGTGCCGCCGCTGTTTTCAACAGTGACGGTGTGCGAGTGAGAGCCGGCCGAGCCGGTATTTTTTGACACGTTGTTCCCCCATGTGCCTGAATGAGCATTGCCGGCAGCCAGGTCGGTGCCCGACTTGGTAATGGGTTGCGTATCAACAAAGCTGTGAGAGTGAGAGCCGCCGATGCTGGTCACCCCGGTGTGGCCGTGCGCGAGATTCTGGCTGGCCTGGGCGCTGCCGAGTCCACGGTCCTTGTCGATTCCTCGACCATCGTCCAAGCCCCGGATAAATTCGCCGCGCAGGTCAGGCAGGTTGAAGGTGTTCAAGCCGTCACCCGCGCCCCAGCTGGTCCCGATCGCGTCGAACAGCTTGGCATAGGCGGTGCGGCTGACAGCGGCGCCATTGGCCTTGAGCCAGCCGGAAGGTGCGGTCGACCGCGCGAAGTATGCAATCAGTGATGCTGGGCCCAGCTGGTCGGTCTGTTCCTTGCTGTAGACGCCCAGGTTGTCGCGCGCCTTCGCTGCATCCTGCAGGTCGGCCAGGTTGGCATCCTCCTGCAGCGCGCCGGTGAGCTGGCTTGCCGGCTCGTTCTGCACCGCGATCACGCGCGTTCCTGCAGGGTAGGCAGTGCCAAGTACCAAGCATTTCTCGTCTGCAGGATCGGGAAGCCAGCCACCGGCGCCGGCGCGCCGTGCCAGTCGCTCGCCTCCCAGCTCGCTGCTGACTTTGACGTACACAGCCAGGCCCACAGTGCTGGTCACCTTGAGGTCGACCTCCACCTGGTTAGCCAGCAGGATCACTTCTTCCTCGATCGTATCCACCACAAAGGTAAATTCGCCCGGGTCAGTCCAATCGATGTCGCCGTCGCGGTTGCTCCGCTTCCGTGGAATCTGCCCGGTGAGGCCGCCCGGCAGCAGGGCCGCCATGCTGATGTTTGCAGCGAGCCAGGCCCGCGTAACCACTGCGACAGACGACAGCTCGATGTTGACGATATCGGCATTCGTCACCATGAAGTCCATACGGAAGACCGCATCGGCTACTGCACCGTCGCCGGCCTTCGGGATATAGACCAGGGGAAGGTTGGCAACAGCGAACATGCCGCCGGCGTCGTCATAGATCGCCATCTCGCGCGCATGGAAACCGCCAAGCGTCGAAGGCACGACCAGTTCGACCGTATAGCGAGCAGGGTCGGCCGGGTCTTGGAAAGCCGCGTTGGGTTTATTACGAGTGCCGGCGATTTCGCGGACCAACTGCGTCATCTTGATATCGGGCGACATGTCGGTCCCGCCCCCGTCGCCTACGGCCATAGCCGTCAGCTTGATGGGCGTGCCGGTGGCTTCGGCTTTGGCGATCTGCTGCAGCCCGTACAGCGTATGGATGGCTCGAAAAATCATTGTGTCAATTCCAGGTAGTGGCGATTACTTGCAGTGGCAACCGTCAGGGTCGTACGGGTCGAGAAGGTTCACGCAGAACCATGTGGCCAGCGCCTTACGGAAACCGCGTCCATCCTTCTTGTGCCGCGAAACCCGGGCCGTCACCAGCAGCTCGCGCGGCAGTTCCAGGAACAGGACAGTCAGCACGACCACGTTGTAGAGGAAGTCCAGCAGCAGGCCCAGATAGAGCAGCGGCATGCCCAGCGCACGCGCGTGCGGCGTGAGGGTGCCAGCGTCCCGGGCGCGTTCAAGATTCATTACTGCCAGATAGAAGATCCACAGCGGATACAGCGCAAGAATCAGGGGCAAGCGCAGAAGGGTGATGAGATTTTTTTTCATTGTTTCCTCTTTATTTAATTATTGAAGGTCTTTAAATGCCAAAACAAACTGTTCCGGCGCTTGAGCAACTGCTTTTGAATACTCGGTTTTTATTGCAATTTTGGCGTCGCTGGCATTTGTCGCGGACGCAACGCCAAGCGATTCCGGGATATCGAGTAGCATCTGTCGAAGAATTCGGAATTCAGATAAAAGGTCTTCTGCAATCGCAATCCCGGTTAGGACATTCAAAAGTTCCCGGCGCATGTCCCTGAATTCCTGCATGTATTCCGAAAGGGCTGCAGCTTGTGCCCTCCCTGCCTCGATTTTCTCGGCCTCGGCGTCCAGAACTCGCTGTGCGTATTCCTCGGGCGTCAGCTCCCGGCGAACCCCGTTGTCCAGTGTGTAAATTATTTCAGTCATGCTTTCCTCCTACCGTAGATGCGGATAGTGCCCGCAGTAAATGTTGCGCCTGCATCTGGGTACAGGCGGAATCCAGAGATAGTGCCGCGGCTATTGCGCATCAGTCCCACGCCGCCGCATGTGAGGTTTGCGGCAGTGCTGCTGCCGCTAAAGTAGGTGTACTGATAAGCAAATCCACGAACCTGGTTTAACAGTGTGGAAGTGGTGTCCCGGAAGGTGAACTCACCGCTCAGATAGCTGTTTGATTGCAGTACGTTGTTCGCATTACTAAGTACCTGCCACGCGCTGTTGTAATTCACTGTAACCCCGGCAGTTGACATGGCCGAAAGCCCGTAGTTGGCTTCCGTCATCAGCGAGCCACCACTCGCCAGCCGAATGCTCAAGTAGCTGTTTATGCTTGAGCAGAGGCCACTTATTTCGACGGCATATGTATCGTGCAGTGGCGACGAAAACACGGTGAGGTAGTCGAAGTAAGCAACAGGGTCCGTGATGGTGGCTTGCGCTATCGGCTCCCATACCCCACCACCCTTTGCCGCGATAGCAGCGTTCACCGTGGCGTTTACGTATTCAGCGTTGGCCACCGCGAGCGGGTCATTGCTCGGCGTTGGGACGGTGAGAACGCCATTAGCGTTGACAGTCCACGGGGTTTTATAAGTGGCGAAGCCCCGGCCGGCATGCGTATTCATATCCAGGCGATATGCTCCACCATCTGCCACAAGGCGCCACGCACCAACGGCCCCGACCTGGTCCGACTCGAAGAAGTGCATAGCAGGCGCACCCTGCGTGAGCGAGATGGACGAGGCACTGAAGCCCGTAGCTGACAGCGGACCCTCCACCACGACACCGCCCGTACCCCTTGGCACCATGCGGATTGAAATGTTGGCGTCGGCGCCGACAGCCTCGAAGCGCGGGGCGTTGCCCGCAGCAGCGTTGAACACCGCCATCACGTTCACACCATTAGCCTGGCCCTGGGCATACAGGGCGGCAGCACCCGCAGAGAAAAGCGTGACGTTACCCGCTCCCCTGGAGCGGATGTTCACGTTGACGTTCGTGTCTGTGCCCTCTGCGGCAAGCGTGACACCTTGCCCAGCAACCGATGCGATGACCTTCAGGAAGTTCGCAGCGCTTGCGGTGTTCGTGACAGCAAACTGAATGTTTTCCCCGATGCCCCGGAAGATGTGTTCTCCGGACCCCTTGACGCGAAAGTCGATACCAATGTTGGGGTCGGAACCCTGCACGCCGAACACAGGATTTGCGCCGGCGCTGCCGCCGTAGGTCACGACGTTGTTCACCGCCAAGGGGTTCGCAACGATGCGGAATTGAGTACGGCCGCCAGCTGCTGTGAAGTTGTATTCGCCAGTGCCCTTGGCGCCGAAGTACAGACCGACATTCGCATCGGCTGCACCAGTCATGACCAGGGCAGGCGCAACGCCATTGGCCCCACCTTCCAGGTACACAGAGTTTCCAGGGTTGTACGCGGTGAGGCGCTTTCCGCTGAAGTCCTGCGTTGTGCTACCGCTGACGTTTGCTTTACCGTCGAGCGCAGCCTGTACGGTCTTGCCATCGCTGGTCTTGACGAGGCCCGCACCGCTGTTCGCCGCCAGCATCTGCTGAAGCACGCGCTGCAGATCGACCACTTCGATGACTCGCTTTTGGAGCACATCGGCCAATTTTGCGATAGACGGCACAGGGCCGCCCTGCGTTTGAATGTCGGTGTTCTTGTCGGCATGGACGAACCTGTGAACAAGGTCCGACGCACCGTTAAATTGATCGACTTTAGTTGAAAGACTCATTGCTGTTCCAGTAGTTTGGGGAGTTTCACGTGCACCTGGTGATGCAGGGCGTCGACGGCCAGCTCGGTTTCATCCAGGCCATTGGCCGCGCCTTCCAACATCAGCGGGAAGCCGGCGATATCGAACTGCACTTGCGTCTCGATGCCGCTGGAAGTCACCACAGCCCGGCGTGTTGCGGCGACGGTGGATACGCGCGGGACGATTTCAGCCAGGTGCGATCGCAAGTTTTTCGCGTCGTTGACCACGTTCTCGATCTTGTCGAGCGTGGCTTTGTCGTAGCCGACCTGGTCAGCTGTAATCACTAGACGGAACGTGAAGGGCGTCCCGCGCGGCATCAGCTGAAACCATTCCTGAACCTCGATTTGCAGACCTATAGCGCCGAGCGCTTCGCGCATCGCGCTGATGGTTCCTTTGAGCCGATGCACCTTGATGCTTGATGCGATCGACGCGCGCTTTTGGTTTTCAGTCCAGGACGATTCCCATGCATCGACCGATAGGTTGTCGGCCAGCCAGGGCAGCCAGTTCGCCGGGCATGTGGCGGGCTGATACAGCTGCGGTATCTCCACCGGCAATTCGCCCAGGCGCGCGTTGGCTTGCGCGATATTGCGCTCCAACGACGTGGCATTTGGTGGCAGCAGGTCAGCCATGCACGCCCCCATATTTCACAGTCGTGCCTGTGCAGTACGGCGCCTGCGTGTTGTTGGTCTGCACGCTTGCTGCTGGCTTGACCAGGTTCACGCGCTCGATACCGTCAACATGGAGAGCTGCGTCGATGCCTGAAAGCGCGACCGTTCGGCCAATGCGATGGCACGATTCCAGATAGACAGCCAGCCGCGCGCGGGCTTCTTGGACGACCAGGTCAGGATCAGGGCCGGGAAAGGTAAATAGCGTTGCTTCAACCTGGTACGTCACAATTTCAGCCGATTGAACAACCACGTTGTCGGTCAGCGGCCGTGCCAGTTCTGAATTCACGGCCGCGCTTACGGTGGCAATCAGCGGATCGCCCGCGGTGCCGTCACCTTCGCGGGCGAGGACCGTTACCAGGACGGTGCCCGGAGCTGGGCTAGTGGCGCCGGCATGCAGGACCTGGCCGCTGGCGTTCATCGCCGTGGCGACATACGCCCCTGCAGGACCGGCCACCGAAAAGCCTTCGGGTGCCAGCTGGATGCGCCGGCGGAAGTCGCTGTCGGTTTCCATCACGGCCGGTATGCCGTCGAGAATATTTTCCGGTTCCAACTCCAAACGGACCACACCCAGCAGCGCGCCGAGATGGTCCAGGTTGGCGCCAGTTGCATAGGCGAGCATTACCGCGCGTGCGGCATCATTTACGCGCTGACGCAGTGCTATCTCGCGGTAGCAGCTTTCCTGCAGCAGCATCAAAGCCGGTTCGGACTCAAGCTCGAGCGCTGCAACCACGTTGGCGCGCTGGGCCGCCGGATGCAGGGAAACAAACAGAGCCTTGCGTTCAGCCAGCAGTGTCTCGAAGTCGATGACCTCCACCAGGTTGGGAACCGGGAGGCGGCTAAGGTCGATAGTTGAAGTCGTCATGCAGCAGCTTTCAAGGCGATGAGAGGAACGGTGGTCGACACCAGTTCACGCGAAATATTGGTGGTGCCCTCGATCTCGAGCACGGCGGCGCCCGGCGTACTGGCGTCGATCTGCAAGCCAATGCGGGTCAGCTTCAAGCGAGGTTCCCAGCGCATGAGGGCTGCGGCCGTGGCAGCGAACAGGCGAACCCGGGTGACTGGATTCAAGGGCGCGTCGACCAACTCCTGCAGGTCTGAACCGAATTCACGGCGTGCGATCCGCGAACCGCGCGGCGTGGTGAGAACCCGGCATATCGACTGGCACAGGTGGTCGATGTTCTCGATCGAGTGGCCGGTGGCCTGGTTCATGCCGCGCATCAGATCGGCCCCCCGGTCGGCTTGCCATCGCCCTGTTCCATGTGCTTGTGCGTCGCCAGGCTGACGTTGCCCGCTTTTACATCTGCCGGCGTCGTGATGTTCTTGCCGGCGCCGATCGCACCGGCTACCTGCAGATCACCGGTCATTTCAGTGCGTGGAGCGTCGATCCTCACCAGGTCACTGGCAACGATGGTGGCGACGGTCGTATGGACCTCGACAGATTGCGGCGCGATCAGCAACACGGTGCCGCCATTGGGCAGCGTCGCGGTCAGGCCGTGTGTCTCGTGGTCGTACTCGATGACCGCGCCGTCTGGATAGGTGCGGGTATGCGTGCTGGGCTTATGGCTCGGCGCTGGGCGGTCCTCGCTGCTGATGCCGCGCAAGGCGACACCGTCGGCCATTTCGCCACCTGGTGAGAGAACGAGTACTTGCTCGCCCACTTCTGGCGGGTTCCAGTCGCGCGTGTCGCCGGCGGCCAGGGCCAACCAATGGATCCAGTTTGTTTGCAGCTCGCCGCACTCGACGCGGCACACTTCGCGGGCGTGATCGACGGCGATAACGGTGCCCTTGCGTACAAGGTTCAGCAGCAGTCGATGGAGGTCAGTTGTAGTCATGCAGCAATGTTGGGCCACGCGCGCGCATGGGTCAGCAAGCGGAAGTTGTACCGGCCGTGGCTACAACTTCCTGCGCGTGCTGCATTGCCTTGGAGTACCGAAAATGGGGGTATCCCAGCGCAGGGCATGCGCGACACTCCATAAACAGGAAAACGAAGTGGAACAAAAAAACACCGTCACCCAGGACCAGCCGGCGCCGGCATGGATCAACCAGCTGCACCAGGTAGACGCGAGCGACTTCGTTCGTGAGCTGCCGCCAAACTCGATCGACATGCTGCTGACAGACCCGCCTTATTGTTCGGGCGGCCTGCACATCGGAGCGCGCGCAAAGGCGCCCGGTACGAAGTACATCAATTCCGGCACACGCGAGTCCTACGCTGAATTCGACTTCGACAACATGGACCAGCGATCGTGGCAGTTCTGGTGTCAGGGCTGGCTGGGCGGGGCATTCCGCGCACTCAAGCCGGGCGGCCTGGTGGTGTGCTTCATCGACTGGCGGCAGCTGCCGGCGCTCACTGACGTGATCCAGGCGGCCGGCTTCCGCCTGCAGGGGATTGCGGTATGGGACAAGACGACCGGCCGCGCGCGGCCGCGCAATGGCGGTTTCAAGCAACAGGCCGAGTTCATCGTGTGGGCTTGCAAGGGCACGCTGCCGCAATGCGACGTCTATCTGCCTGGCGTTTTTCAAAGCCGCCTGCAGTTCCCGAAACGTCACATGACGGAAAAGCCGCTCGAGATGGCGCGCGAGATTGTGCGCCTGGTGCCGCCCGGTGGTACGGTGCTCGACCTGTTCAGTGGCTCGGGCACATTCCTGCTGGCGGCAAAAGAGGCTGGCCTGAATTGGGCAGGCTGTGAGTTGAACCCGGCGTACTACGAAACCAGCCAGGAACGCCTGGCGGCGTAGGTTTCGCCCGCATCACCCGGTCAGGTGCTCGAGCAGCTTGTCGCGGATCATCTCGCGGTCGGCTGCAGTCAGGCCGAGCAGCTGGCGAATTGGATACTGGTAAGTTTGGCCTTGCGCCACTTTGGATCGCTGGCCCTCCTGGTGGACCCGGGCCAGGCGTGAGACCCGACCAGAGAACCCGATCACCACGCCAGCGGCATCATTCTTGACTTTGAAAAAGCGAGCGGTGCGCAGCTTCATAAACATCTGCCGCTTGATCCTTCCCTTCTTCTGCCGCAACGGCGTGCCGTCCCGGGCCAGGCGTGGCTTGCGCGGTTCGAACGGGCTTCCATCTGGATTGCGCTGTTCCCGGATCCGCTTCTGCTGGCTACGGCGCAGCTCGCGCGCTATGTCGGTGGCCGCGGCGCGGCGCGCCGGCGCGTTCAGTTGCATGAGTAGCGCGCCCGCCCAGTCCTCGAGCGCGGTCAGGTCGTCAGCCATCTAAACCGCCAGCCCTGTAATTTGCCATTCCGGTACCGGTTCTTCCAGGTGCGTGGCGATCGGCTTGCCATTCGCCCCGATCGTTACCTGCACCGACTCGGCCAGGGGCAGCTTGATCGACAAGTCGAAGGTGTCGTTCGTCAGCTGGTCCACTTCGAAGGTGATCGCGCTGTTTCGCTTGTCGGAGCTGTTGACCAGGTCAGACTGGTGGCGTTGGACCCAGGCCAGCAGAGCAATCATCACCACGTCAGGGTCGCCGGCGAAGTCAGTTAATATCAAGTTGAGGGTATAACGATATTCAAACGATAGTGACGGAATACCATTTGCGGCGATCGCGCCGGCGTCGGCGAAAACCAGGAACTTGTCCGGGTTCGCCTCGAGGCCGGGCACGGCCGCAGCGATCGCGGCGCGCAGGCTGGCTGGTTTAATCATGGCTGGGGGGCTTTCCCTGGCATTCAACAATCATATCGACCACGGCCGCACACTCGGCCCAGGCAGCCTCTGCCCGCTCGAGGGCGAAGTGCAGGTCGCCGTTACTTGCCACCGCCACTGCCGGCAACCGGCAGGCCTGCACTCGAGGACATTCGTTCACGATAAGCGGCGGCGCCGACAATGGCGCCGTGCTCGCGCAGCCGGCCAACGGGCCCAGGAACAGGAGCAGCAGCCCAGGTACGATATTCAGCGTTTTCAATTTCCAGTTTCCTTATCAGATTTTCGCGGGTTTCTAATGCCGTACGTATGCCGTTGCGCTCGCCCTCGAGGCGCGTCTGCGCCAGGGCGTGAGTCACCGCGTTGTCGCGCAGCTGCTGGATGATGCTGTTACGGTCGGTAATGTCCTTCTCGGCCTGCCCGAGGCGGGTAGTGACCATTTCCAGATCGGAATGAAGCGAGGAAATGTAGAAGCCGGCGGCAATCGCCAGCAGCCCGGCTATCACCGCTGCGCTGATGAGTTCGACAATTTTCATGCGGCCGCCAGCTCGAGCGCGTTGTACTTGGCGAAGGCCGCGGCCAGCTTCGCGTCGTACAGGTTGCGCGCGTAGGCCGGGCCGTTGTACAGCCTGGCGAAGGTGGTCCATTTCCGATCCTTGAGTGCCGCCACCAGGCGCTTGTCTGTCTTGACGAACCGAACGAAGGCATCCAGCTGTTCGGCCTCGCTCACTTTCATGCGGCCGACGAAGTCGTCGATGCTGGTGTACTCGAGCGCTTTCCAGTGATACCCCATGATCTGGAACGCGCCCCAGCTGCATGCCTCTTGCGCGGCCGCGCGGTGCAGGGTGAGGGCAGTCGCCAGGCGCATGTACTCGGCGCCGTCGCCCTGGTAGCCGCCGGCATCCTTCGACACCAGCTGCGGATACCGAATCGCCAGCGGCGCCGGGTCGATGCCGTGCGCCTCGAGACGCTTCCAGAACACGTGGCGTTCGAACAGGATCACCGGCCGGCCATCGGGCAGGAAGCCATGCCCGCGCGACTCCACTTCGTTGACGGCGCGGACGGCGGCCAACGACACGCCCAGGGCGGCGGCCGCGCGCTCGAGGTCGGCGGCGCCCAGGTAGTGCGGCGGCACGATGCCGGCGAGGGCGGCGAAGGTCTTCGGCCCGGCGATCCCATCGACTACCAGGCCAAACACGCTTTGGGCGGCCATCAGGGCGCGCTCGGTCGCTGCGTCGAATTGGTGGGTCATCTCGATCTTGTAGCCGGCGCGGTTCAGGCGGCGCTGCAGCACGGCTACGCCGTCGCCCTTGTCGCCGAATTTACACAGTAGGGTCATGGTCATTCACTCCGAAGAAGGCGCGCCACGTTGCCGCGGGTGCCGAACACAAACAGGGACAACAAGACGGCACGCGAGGCTTCGAAGAAGCCAATCGGGTGGCCGTCGACGGCCAGCTCGACGGCCGAGCCGGCCAGGATCACCAGCAGCAGCCAGGCAATCCACGACACGTTCTTACGGTGGCGGGCGCCCTCCTTGCGATAGAGCAGCAGGCGAACGCACGTGATCGCGTAGGCCAGGAAGGCGATCAGGGCGAAGGTGTAGGCCATGGTCACTTCCCTTTCTTGCTAATGAGGGCGAACAGGTCGGCGGTCTTGATGCGCTCGAGCAGCTGCAGGGTGACGCCGATCGCCGAGGCAGCAGCGAAGAACGCGGCCACGCCGGTGGACTGGATGGGCGTAACGCGCACCAGGTCAGGCGCCGCCAGGTAGCCGGCGACAAATGAGATGACCAGATAGGCGAAGCGCTTACCCAGAGTCAGGTCTTTGGAGCTAACGACCAGCAGCGCGGCGCCGGCGAATGCTCCGATCAGCGCATTGCCGTCGATGCCGGGCGCCAAGCCCGCCAGGCCGATGCCGGCCGACACGATGGCCGTGGTGGTAGTACTGGGTTCTGCCATGATGGATCTTTCAGTTCAGTCCCACAGCTCGAGCAGCGGGGCGGTAGGTTTGTTGGCCGGCTGGTCCGGCAGCTGGACCTCGAGGCCGCTCGGCAGGATCAACCCGCGATCGGCGAGGCCGGGATTCAGTTCGTACACAACCTCGACCAGACCGGCCGTGCGCCCCAGGTGCCGCCAGCAGAGCTCGTCGACGGTATCGCCTTGTTGCGTGCGCACCAGCATCAGATCAACTCGATGGTGGAACGTGGAAGGCCGAGCAAGTCGCGCACCGCCCAGCGCGCCGCGCGGCGGTCATCGCCGATCGTGACCTCGAGCTGATCGGCCTTGCCCTCGCCGGTCGGCGTTGCATCGAAGTCGCGGTACCGCTCTGTCAGGTCGGCTTTAGTTGTCCGATATACAGCGGTGAGATAGCGCGTCAGGCATACACTTTGGCCGCCGATCTTCGGCAGTATTTCGTCCAGGCGAATCACGCCGGCCGCCAGCTGGCCGTCGCTCCAGGCAGCCAGTTCGTGGTTGATTGCGATCACGGCTTCAATTGCTGCACTACGCAGGCGTGCGTTGGTCACGGTGCCATCCAGGCGCATGGTTTCGCGCAGCTGGTTCAGGTCGATATCGGGGAAAAACCCGTCATTCGTCACAGTCATGGCATCGGCCGGCGTGAAGGTCGTTCTCGAGGGAGCGGTGGCGATGAAACTCATGTTCGGTTCTCGGTAAGGTGGCGGTGGGCCGGCGTCGGATCAGGGCAACCACGTGGGTCTTCGATCGTCAGCCGGCGCCGCCATGCCGGGTGGGCTAGGTACTCGCTGCCGACTTCTCGCCGGCAGCTTTGAGCGCTTTTTCCAAGCGCTCGATGTCTTTCTTGGCGCCGACGCGATCGTCCAATTCGACAGCACGGCGCAGGTACGGCAGCGCGGCGGCCGGATCATCCTGCAGCGCGTAGCCGATCGCCTTGTGCAGCTTGGCGCGTACCTGGTCGGGCATGTCGGATGCCTCGGTCAAAGTCGCCACCTGCAGCAGCTGGTCGACGTCGAACTTGCCGCCCTCTGCCCTGATGGCGATCAGGGCAGCCTCGGCGATTTCTTCGGCGATGACGGTGCCCAAGGTGCGCTCGTACTGATCGGGCAGCGTTAGGCGGTGCTGCAGGGCGTACACGGCGATCGCCAGCGCGCCGTCGTAGTCGCCTACGTCGATGCGCCAGACCATCACCGTGACCAGCACGTCGTCCTGTGCGCCGCGGCCGCCCTCAAGGGCGCCGGCCACATAGTCGGCATACTCGGGCAACACTTCACGTTTGACTGCGACCTTGCGCTCGACCGACTGCAGCTGTTTCAAGCGGCGCCGGTCGGTTGCCAGCTTCGCCAGCATCAGCTCGTAACGGCTCGCGCCGGCGAGTGACTCACCAGGCGCGCCCGTCGCGGCCGCCGCTGCAGCGCTTGCGCGCTCGAAATGACGTTGGGCGGGCGACTTCATGCTTATGCTGCCGCTTCGACGGTGATGTTCTCGACCACGCAACCGGCGCTGTAGTCTTCGACCACGTACGCGTCGTTGCTCGACTCGTAGTTCTCGATCTGGTCACGCTTGGCGTTGTCCACCACAGTGCGGCGGCGGGCGCCTTCTTGGAAATAGATCGACAGGTTGTCCAGGCGCGTGATCATCACGGTGTTAGCTGGGAAGCCAGGAACACGAACCGCCTGCAGGCCGCCGATGCGCTTTTGGCTGATGATCAGGTCAGCGGCCACCGCTTCGGTGTTCGCCTGCGTCTGGTTCAGGATCGGGAAGTATTTGTCAGCCAGCAGGTTGCGGCCGCAGATCACTACCAGTTCCGTGTCTTCCTGGTGGACCGGGTCAATCAGGTTGTTGACGGCATCGAACACCAGCGCGTCGAGGTTGGCGTAATCGGCATCGGCGCTCTTGCCGACGAGGACTTCGCCACCGGTGCCCATCACGCGGGCCTTCGCTTCGGTGCGGTACTTCTGCAGCCAGCCGATGTTGACGTCCTGCAGCAGCGGGTTGGCGGCGCGGTCCGAGGTGGCGGCGCGGCTCTTACCGTTGAAGCCGATGAGGATGCGGTCCAGGGCTTGACGTTTGACGATCGCATCACGCATGCGGGTTTGGAAGTCCGGGAACTTGGCCCACATGTCGATCTTGGCGTACTTGATCGCCGTGTCGAAGTTGGTTTGCGTGCACTCGTAGCCGCTGCCCTCGAGGCTGGACGGATCGACCGGGTTGCGGT